TACCTATATCTGTGGCATCATTTGCAACTGTAGTGACGTTAGAAGATATACCTGCCACTGTAGTTACATTGCCACTTATACCAGCGACAGTATTTACATTACTGATAGCACCTGCAACTGTATTAACATTAGATATACTGCCAGCAACAGTAGTTACCTCAGTTGCTTTTGGTACATATCTATGGAATGTATAAGTATTAAGAGTTGATGTTGTCTCAACAATTATTCCAAAACCTTGAGTAAAAGTTGTACTGGCTGTAGCACCATTGATAGTAACTGTAGAGTTGCCTACAGTACCATTTGATATAGAAATAACACCACTACCATTAGAAGTAATATTGTTTGCTAAAGGCACACTGACAAGAGTACCTGCACCATTATTTATATCTGGGTTGGTATTAGGAAAACTTGTTTCATTTGCTATTGGTACAAAACCACCGACATCATCTACTAGGTCTATTATCCTTGCATCTATAGCTGCTGTTGTTGCAACCTTATTATCAGCAGCAGTCCAAGTTTCACCTGACTGTATTTCTTCTACACTTGATAAGTTATAGTATCTTGCGTCCGCTTCTGTCTCAGTAAAGTACCTACCATCTAAAGCACCATTTAATAATTCTGTTTCTGTATAGTATCTAGTATCAAGTTGACCAGCATTGAGTTCTGTTTCGGTAAAATATCTGTTGTCTAGCTGACCAGCATCTAATTCTGTTTCTGTATAATATCTACCATCTAAAGTACCGGAAGCTATATCTTCATTTACTATTGTTCCGTTCACTATATTGGCACTGGCAATAGTTATATCTGTTGGTAAAGCACCCGATCCTAATTTTGTAAGACCAACAGAATCATTTAATAACTTACTACCATTTATATTCGCAGAAGAATTTATATCAGCATCAACAATAGTATCGTTGGTAATCATTGTTGAATTAACAGTGCCACTATCAGCAGAAGTAATTACTGTACCTGTAATATCAGGAAAGGTAATAGTTCTATCGGCAGTGGGGTTTGTTACTGAAAGTGTTGTTTCATTAGCATCATCAGAACTACCTTCAAAAACTAATGACCCTGTTAACGTTTGACTACCATCTCTTTTAAAAGTGTCAAGATTAACAATATCAACAAATTCTTGAAGACCGAATAAAATCAGCTTCAGTTAAAACAGAACCATCTTGAAAATCTATCTTCTTTGCAGATATATCAGTATCTCTTTGAAACTTAATAGCAACACCATTACTAGGATGATTACCAGAGGTGAATGTTATTTGAGTAGGACTGTTAAAGGTGTAATGAGTGGTAATCGTTTTAAGAACACCACCGACAGTAACATCAATTTCTGATTCAGCAAGGTAAGAGAAGGAGATGTTAAAAGGACCAGCAGAACCGTTACCAGTGTGGTTTGTAAAAGATGCAGCAGTGTTAGTAGCCATGATTAGTTAGTGTCAAGGTTGCGTTCAAAGCCTTCGTCAAGAGCTTCGAGTTCTTTGATGTATGCGTCAAGCAGATCTGGTCTGTCTTGTTCTAACCACCTCATAATAGCTCTTTCTTCTTGTTCTTTATAAATTTGTCTAAATCCGTTTCTTAATTCTTTAGTTATCTGATCTCTGTACCTCTTTGATCTTTGTGAATCTATAGCGGCTGGACCTTCTTTTAATATCTTTCTTCGTTTCTTAACTTCTGGATCATTAATATATTCAAGATATTTTTCTTGAACTGAAACACCTTCTTCATCTCTTATTAAAGGAATACTGTTATTAATCTTTAACCAATTTTCGCTATCAAGATATATACCACCTAATAATTCATCAGATAAAGGAGTATCAACAATTCCTATTTCATCCATAAAAGTAAGGATGGGGTTGTTTTCTGATTCACTGTATTTAAAACGGTTATAGTTTTTATAACCAAAACCAACAGGATATTGCATGTATTTACCAGTATATTTATTACGAACTGGTTCTAAATCAGCATCCCAACCAGTAACACCTTGAGATAATGTACGTTTAAAACTTAAACCAAACTTCTTAAAATAATTTTCTACCACTGGTATTTTAGGTTCAACATCAACTAAAGTTCCATCATCTCTAGTTGTTTGTTTTGTTATATCACCTTTGCGTACTTTTGTATCAAATTTAGGATTTTCTAAATTGTATTGTATGCCTGTAGATTCATCAAAATAATCATAATCGTTAGCTCTTTTTATTGATGATGCAGTAGTTCTCCACATTGGTATTGGTATTTTTGTAGCACCTAGAGAAGCTATATCTAAATACTTAACTGTGCTTTCTGGCATTCCAAGACTTTTAGCTATATCGCTTATAGAAGCTCTACCAGAAAAAGGAGTTCTGTTAATTATTTGCCTTCCTAGCCACCTTGCAAATCTGTCTGGATTTCTAAATACATCAACAAACTCTGTAACCCCTTGTAGAAAAATATCATTTTGTAATGATCTCCAAGTAAGAGCCAACACAATATTGCCTGCTTCTTCTTTGTCTTCTGCATCAAGTTCTGCTGTCACTTCAGGCCAATCTCCCATAATTTCTAAAGGGCTTTCCCAAGGATCTAAACCTCGAAATGACAAGTAATATCTTTTTGGTTTTCCATCTGCACCAAGAATATTATTACCTTCTTCATCTTTTTGTAAAAAACCAATACTGTTTGGTATTTCGCCTAATTCTTTCCTTAACTGTTGGCCTTGATAATTTCTAGGACCTGCACCAACCAAAACCATTTCAGCATCAGGATCATTTCTTGCTGAAGACATAAGACCTAATCCTAATAAGAAACTTTGTCCTATAATCGCCTCTCCTAATGCTTTAGATCTTGTACCCCAATCATCACTTAACATTGCATCGTTATATTCTTTTAAGACGTTACCAAAACCAATATTGATAGGTTTGCCAGTTTGAAAATTTAATTTGTTTAGTAAACTACCTGGCCTTGATGCGTCATACTTTGTGCCTATTAAAGATGTTGGAGCAGTAAGAAATTTTCGTAGTACAAACTTTTTAATATTTACTGGTGTGCCTACAAAAGCATTAATCCAATCCATACCAGGTTTTTTAGCTAAATCAGCAAGAGGTTTAGAAACTTTTTTTAAATAACCTTGTCCCATAGGTCTGGTAAATGTATCAAGAATTGCTTGCTCTGCATTTTTAGCAAATACCTGTTGAGCTAAATCTGAAACACCTTCAATACTCTGATTAACTAATAATTTGTTTATATCTTCCATACCTCTTCTGACAAAAGTTTCAAATTGATCAGTACGCAATCCAGCGTCCCAACCCTTCTCGATAAAGTCAGCTAAAGCACCACTTCTTAATATCTGTTGTTTTACAAGTTCATCACCAAAACTCATGGTAAAACGACCTGGTAAATTAACAGCAGTGCCAAAAGTTTTTACTAATGAAGATACGGATTCGTTTGTAATTGAGATAGGTGCAATGGATTTATTAAAGAAAGGTAATTCAATAGGTTCTTTGGTTATTGGTACATTAAGATCTTTTATTGCTTTATTAACAGTTTCTGATTTTTTACCGAGAAAAGATAAGTTTTCTGGTTCGTTTTTTATTTTTTCTGCTAATTCAGTAAATGTACTGCTTCTATCAACAAATTTCCTAGCACTAGGAGCAACTAAATTTTGATTTAAGGTCCATGCTCTTTTTGCCATTTTTACAGAATCTTTAAAAACTAATTGTTGGGAAATTAATTCTGCAATTCCTCTAGCTATTTGTTTTGAATTACCTTCATCAGATAAAGCAGCATAGCTCATGGATTTAATAGGTCCTAAGAACATATTAAGAAGACCAGAAGCTACGTTGATTTGTTGTGTTTCTATCGCTCCAAGTAAATTGTTTATATATATTTCTTTACTCATCCTAAGACCAAACGCTAAATCCTCTATCAGTTCATCACCTGATACATCGCCTTTTAATAGTTTTGTAAGTGCATTAGGATCACCATTTATCATTCGTAGTCTTCTACTAAAATCTAAAAGTTCATTTAGATCCTTAGAATCTAAAGCCTTTTCAATTTGTTCTTTTGAAGGAACTAACTCCTTCATTAATTTTTGATCTTCTGCAATTCTTTGTTGCTCTTGTATCTGCCCTAAAACATTTTTATCTGTTGTTTTAGTTTTCATTGAGACAACATTTTCTAAATTAGAACCGTCTTTTAAAATGGCTGGATTTTCACCAGCTACTTGTCCTATTCTTTGTGTTCTTGCTATTTCTGATCTAAGTCCTTTTAGCTCTGTTATAAAGCTAGTAAATTTTCTCCAGTTCTTAATAAATATTGGTTTTGCTCTCTCATATAATTCTTTATTATCAGTTAATCTTGCTTCTTCTAATATTTCAAGAGACCTATTAATGTTTCTTGCTGATCTTCTTTGTACTCTTATACCTTTAAGAACATAATCAGCTAGTGTTTCCTGTGTCTGATCTGCATAGTTGTTGAATAAATAAGTAAGGTTTGCAACTGTAGTTTCATCAGTCATTTTTACAATACGACCTAATTGCATCTGATCAGTCATTACCTTTGTAGTCTTTGGATCAGTCAGATCAGAAGCATTAATACCGTCATAAATTAACTGTGCATCTTTATCAGAATCAGGTAAGACTTTACGACTTGGAATAAGAGTACCTTTCTTTTGATCAAAGATTCCTACTGGTTTTGTAGGTTGTAAATCTTTAGAAAACTTTTGAGTTGCAGGTGGTTTTGGTCTATTTACTAAATCTTCTGTTACTTCTTCACCTACATCAGTTTTTGATACTTTGAGCAGTTCATCAATAATGTCATCATCACCTTCATCAACAAGTAATTCAGTGTTGCTTTTAGCAAAGGTATCAACATCATCTAATGTATTTTTTTGATATTGAGAAACAACATCTAATGATTGTTGTCTTTTTAGTGGATTGTTTCTTATACTTCTAAAACCTTCAATCATATTATCGGCTTTTCTTATTGTCTCTTCAGAAAAAAGACCTTTTAATCCAGACGCTATATCTGGTGATTTTTTAATAAACTCAGTACTACCACTAGCAAGCTTACCTACTGCACGACCACCAAGACCAAAAGCTTCACCTGCAAGACCCATACAATACTGTTGTCTTAATTTTGCTTCAATGAAAGGAACATCTTTATCTGCTGCTGCACAATGCTCAAAAAAATCATTTCTTATTGGTTTCCATTTATTGAGCATGTTATATACGTTTTCTTCATAAGGTGTAAAAGCAACAGCGTCTGCAAGTTGACCTGCTGCAAAAAATCTTAAGGGAGTAACAACATCTTGAACTACTTCTTTACCACCTCTTTTTGACTTAACTATTTTTTTAAAACCAGCACCTTTTAAAGCTTTATTTGCTAAGTTAAAACCTACAAAAGCTTTACCAAAATTGTAAGTAAGACTATAACCAAGTCTATTTTCATCTCCTGGTCTTCTTAATCCTAAAGCGTCTAAATTAATTAAATCTTCTTCTTCATAAGGATTACCTTTTAGGGCAGAAAAATAACCTCTTATCTGATTATTTACATTATTTGTTAAACCGATAGGTACAGATAAAAACCCTCTATATACATCACCAAAAGGTCCAAGACTTTCTGCATATTTATCTTGTAGCTCTCTACTTTTATCTCTAGCATCTTGTAATATTTTATCTCTATTAGCCCTTATTTCATCTAATGATCTTTTATCTCCTAAAATAGTATTATCAAAAAAATCTACTGTTCTAGCAGCAGATTCTTGTAAGACTTCATCAACTCTATCAAGGCCCTTAATAATAGGCTCACTTTTAATGATATTCAGTCTTTTTGCTCTGAGGGCTTCAGCTTTCTTTTTTTTATTAAAGGGTGTTTCAGTCATGATTTAAGATTTTTGTTGATAGATACCTATTTGCTGTAAGAAATCTACTGCCATTTTATATTTTGAACCTCCTGATAAAAGATTTGGTAATGCTTTATTTACAGTAGTGCCATTTGAATCTGGCCAATCAGCACCTCCTTTATCAAGATTAGAAACATTACCTGTAAATATAGCTGCATATATTTCTTTTGCACCATGACCTGGTTGAACACCTCTATCTTTTAAGAAACTTGTTACTGCTACCATTTGTTCTTCAAACGTCATGTTTTCTTTTATATTGTACTTTTCTATTTCATAAGGACCAAATTGAATAAGACCTGTATATTTTTTACCTGTAGCTTTATCAACACTTACTACAGAAGGTCTAAATGAAGATTCTTGTGCAATAACAGCAGCTAAAGCTATTGGACTAATACCAAGTTCTTTTGCTGCTTTTACAATAGATTGAACTCTAGTATCATCACTAAAATTAATTTCTGGCTCCTCAATGTTTTCTTGTGCTGATGTGTCAGCCATAGCTAACATATCTCCATCTGTAACACCTAACCCTGTGCTTATATCACTTACAATTTCTGAAGTATTTTGTATAAGATTACCTAAGCCTGTGCTTATGTTATTTGCAAGTTGATTTGTATTTTGGTTATTAGTAACTTCGCTTTTAAGTTGTGGTACATCAAAAGAATTATCTTGCAAGACCTCGTTTGTTTGTTGATTTTGTGGTTGTGAAGATTTTTCTATAGGGTTTTTCTTTCTGTCTGCTGCTGAGAATGGATTAACTATTTGACCTGGCTTACCGATCGCATCATCTTCTGGTATATATTCAACACCTGCTTCTTTTTCTGTAAAAACTCCAAGTTCAAGTTTTAATAGATTATCTAAATCTCTGTACATTTCTTTTGCTTCTCTTAAAGTCATCGGTCTTTTATTTTCTTCCTCAAACTCATCCATTCTTTCATCAGCTTCATCTTGTAAAATCCTTTCATATCGTTGTAATAGTTTGGCATCCTTATTACTTAAACTTCTGCCAGCAAATCTGTTTTTTCTACTTAAAGCTGATTTAGCATCATTCATTATTTTTGTTTCAAACTTTTCAATATCCTTTGCATAACCTTTCATTTCCTTTATGCGTGTTTCTAAATCTTTAACTACAGCTTGACTTTCTGAATCGGGGGTGGGATCTAAGCGTTCTATAACATCTAGCTGAAGAAAAGCACTTCCTTTATCTGGTTCACCATCAACTAAATACTGACCTCTTCTTAATTGTTTTTTAAATTCATTAGCTTTTTCGGTAAAGGTTTTATTATCAAGAACACCAAACTCATCAATATCTGTTTGAAATTCTTTTTCCGGAAAATCTAATTTTAATTTTTCATACTTTTGACTTTTTAATGTTGGATTTGTTTCATTACGATAATCTTCAATTTGAGTATTAAAATCATTTGTTCTTTTTGCTTTGCGTAGTTTCTCTGGTCTTAAAGTATTTTCTACTTCTTTTTCATATAAATCAGTAAAAAAATCTGTTGTTTTTTCAAGCCATTTAGGATTATCTCTTAATGTTTTTCCAGGTGCAGAACCTGGTATAGAATCACCTAAAAAATTTACTAGCTTACGAGCATAATTAAACTGACCTTGAGTAACAGATAAATCACCAATATTTACAATATTATCTATTATGTTTTCGTTTAGTGCTGTTAAATCACTACCTGTAATTCCTGCATTTTTCATATTAATAATTAAATTAGACAGATTATTTTTTAAATCATCCTCCATAGCTTTTTTTGTTTCTGGATTTTTAAAATTATATGTTTGTGCTTTTATAAAAAACTTTGCAGCAGTATTAATAGTGTTTGTGCTTTCTTGTAATAATCTGTTTTTATTAAAAGTATTAAACTGTTTTCTGGCTTCTGTATCTAAATTAGTTATTGATTTTTGTAGTTGTGGTAAAACAAATTCGTTAATTATTTCTGGATCACTTTCTGCAGAAATATTTGTAACAACAGGATTAATAACACCTTGAAACCAGTTTTTAAATTCTGCTGAATCAGGCGAAACTTGATTTAAAGGGGTACTTGTAATAGATCCATCTTCATTTTCAATATCAACAGTATCTGTTTTATATCTAAGTTGTAAAAGATTATCTATCTGAAAAGTTGAGTTTATTAGTTTCTGTTTAGCATAAGCTTTTTTACCATGTCTTGATGCTCCTATTAGTTGATCAGCAGCGTCACTTCCTAATTCTTTTCTTACGCCAGTAACGGTATTACCAAAAACTCCATTTATTAAATCTTCTTGTATTGCTAAATTTTGAAATTTTGTTTTTTCTTTATCAATTCTATCTTCTATTTTCTGTCCAATAAACTTTTGCAAAGCAGGGTTTATGGTCTGTAATGTCTCAGCTAATTCCATCAAATTTGACTTAGGCAAAACAGAGGGTTCTGCTACAAACGTGTCTACAGGTCTTGCAGAAGATTGAAAGGCGGTGCTTTGAAAACTAGAAGTCATGGTAATGCTGCGTAAGTGTTAAGTCCTTGTGCTGCTGTATTTAAAAGAATAGACCCCAAACTAGGAATTTGGTTATAGGCCTGATTTATCTGGCTTTGTAGTGAATTACGTCTATTATCTCTGTCAGCTTCAAGACCTAAAATATTTCTTCTATACTGCCTTGTTGCTGATTCTAATGATTGATTAATAGATTCTCTTGCATTAGCTGCTTGTCTTTCTGCATCAGCAGTTAATAATCCGATTGTTAAACCTGCTCTTTCACTTGCTCTTATACGTCCTCTAGCTTGTAATCCCTGTATTGTTTTTGCTAAGTTTTCTTGTGCTGCTGAAGCCCTAGTTTCTTTTAATTGTGCTGCTGTGGCCTCTTGTTGATTAGCAAAAGATTGTTCTGCTGATTGATTTGACCTTAAAGCAGATTGGTATGTTTGTTCTGCTGCTTCTTGTGCTGCTGATCTCATAGCTAAACCACTAGCTAAATTAACAGCTATAGAAGCAGCTAGTACACACATTTAGGCGATCCTCAGAAATTCGTAGAATGGTTTACCTTGTATTCCATATCTTTCGTGGTAATTGATAAAGGTAAAACCAAG